TAAAACCTGAGCATATAAAATTCTTTGATGAATGTATAGATGGTGGTAATGTTGCCACATCATGGGATCCTAATATCAGATTTGCAAACGAAAAACAAAGAGAATTATGGGAATTTAATGTACGAACATTAGTAGAATATGGTATAAGACTTAAATGCTTTATATCAGTCACAGCTGATATGGTACAAATGGATCCATTAGAAATAGCTGACTATATGCATTCACTTGGTATATCTGAGATCTCATACGAACGTCTTACTCATAACGGTAATGCTGAACTCAACCCAGACATATTTCCACACAATAGAGACCTTGATAAGTGGTGGATGCGTATGCATGAAACAACTAAGGATCATCCTGTAGAGAATGGATTCCTTGATTCTGTCTATGCAAAGTTTGATGCAGGTCAGTTTTTTAACGGTACATTTTGTAGAGATTGTGAACAAAAGATTCATACTATCAATGCCGATGGTACAGTCGCGGGCTGCCCCAATGCCGCACCAACAGAATGGTATGGACACATAAATACACCTGCAAAAGAAGTAAGATCTTCACCAAAACGTATGGAAATTATTTCTTGTGAATTACATGAAAGAGATCAGAGATGTTATGATTGTCCGGTCTTTATATATTGTCATTCTGATTGCCATCAATTAAGATGGATGGACGATGTATGTCCAGCACCTAAAACACTTATGATGACCCTAGCGAAGGAAAAGGGATGGATTTAATTATTAAGCCTACTGAGGCATGTAACTTTAAATGTTCTTTCTGTTCTTCAACAGCGATCGACCCTAACAATGCAGGGTTGTTAGACTTGGATTATGTATTCCGTTTCCTCAAGCGTTATCCTGATACTAACTCATTGATTATTAATGGTGGAGATCCGTTGATGGTTGATCCGAGTTACTATTGGAAAATCATTGAACACCTTGACGAACATAATTATCCTGCACATATTTCGTTTACAACAAACCTATGGCCATTTTACGTAAAGCCTGAGAAATGGGTAGATCTATTCAATCATCCTCGGATGGGTATCTGTACATCATTTCAGTATGGCGGAGGTAGACTCAAAGGTGATTTTACAGAATTTACAGAAGAAGACTTTTGGGCTGTATCAGATGCAATGTTAAAATATTGTGGTGAGCGGCCTGACTTTATTGCAGTTCTTACAGATATGAATGATTATCGTGCACTTGATAATGTCAAGCTTGCCAAAGAAATGAATGTAGAATGTAAACTCAATTACGCAATGGCATCAGGCGTACAAGGTTCTACATATAGACTTAGCAAGATCTATCAGTTATATCTAGATGTGTATGACGCGGGCCTACACCCGTGGGAGTTTAACACAAAACAAATGATGAGACGATTAAAACGTGGATTTACAACCTGTCCACAAAACCGCAACTGTGATGAAGGCATTCGCGCATTCAATCCGGGTGGTGATTATTATTCATGTGGCTCATTGGCTGATGACCTTGACTATCCTATAGACTTTGATGAAGAAATGAATGGGCCGATGCAAACACCATTGCAACATGATCCTAACATACAAACAATGAAGATGGCATGTTACACATGTCCTATGTTTGAAATTTGTAATGGTTGTAAAAAGACAGTACGAGATATGAAACGAGAAGGTACCGTAGAAGCTCATTGTAAACAAATGAAAGGTATGGCACCTCGTATTTTAGAATTAAATGGAATGGACCCAAGTGGAGTGACGCCGTATGTCGATGAATCTATCGATCAACCCGACTTACTATTGCAACTTTAGATGTGACTTTTGTTATCTGACACCTGAACAATTAGGTGATAGGCAGCAAATCAATCTCGCTGTCTTAGATCAAAGACTATCTGAAATACCAAAGATAAATCATATCGATTTGTATGGTGGTGAAATAGGTTTATTGAAGCCAGATTATTTCTATGCCATGAAAGATATTATTCGTAAATATTACGACGATGAAATAAATATAAACACAAATCTTTCTGCCTTTCCAGATTTTTTTCGTGATGATGATATTTCATTATCTGTTTCATATGACTTTGACGCAAGAGAGAAACAACAACATGTATTAAATAATATGATGGATGCAAATAAAGAGCTCGCAGTTCTCGTTCTTGCATCTAAAAAGGTTATTGAGATGGACGTAGACTTTATGGTCCACACATTTAATATGATTAGAAATGTACAGAGTGTAGAAATAAAACCATACTCAACTAATCAGGCTAATCAACAGAATGTTAGCCATAAAGACTTTGAGGATTTTGTAAAGAAATGGATTGACTATCCTGGTCAGTTTGAATTTCATTTCGAAAACTCTGCACGTATTACTGATTGCTTACTTGGTCTATATAATGCATTTAGTGATGACCATGTTTATATTACACCTAACGGTAGATTTGCCGTGTTAGAATTTGATAAGAACGACAATGAATATTTTTTAGAATTAGATTCATACGACGATTATATTAAATGGACTGAGAAAGAAAAAGAAGAAAACGTATCAGACATTTGTAGATCATGTGATTGGTTTGGTAAATGTTTGACTGAACACTATAGATATGTTACTGATTTGACAAATAGTTGTAACGGTTATAAAGGATTATTAGATTATGCAAGAATGGAAAGCCCGGTCTAAAGCATATCATTTGATGGCAACAGAACACAAAGACGATTTAAATAAAGTAGATATCGTATGGCGACCTGATTCTATAGTTAATGATGCTGTAAGACATTTTGACGAGAAGGTAGATGAGTGGATCTACCCAGCTAAATCATACTTTGTGGCAATATGCTATGCAAACTGGATAGCCTTAGATTTCAATGAAGATTTTCACGAGGTTTTGAACGATAGAGATTTACTGCCACACGATCCGTATTTTAAACCATATACTGAGGATCAAAATACATATGACGACATTCTTTGGTACGCTAATTGGAATAACAACGAACAAGGCATGGTGCCTGACGTAAGAGAGTATTACGAAGAAGAGATGCTAATTGGAAAACTTTGATTTTACAAAAGCAATACTAGAACCCAAGAGGCCAAACATAGGTGAGATTGAACTGACCTTGTTTGAGAACTGTCACTTGAATTGTATCTTTTGTCATCATGATAAAAAGTCAACAGTTGGTTTATCTCGAGAAGGTATATTTTCTAAGATACCATTAGTAGAAGACCATGTAAAGAAAATGGTTGGAATGGTTAAAGTCTGCCAAATCAATATGGTTGGCGGTGAGCTATTTCAAGACAGGATATCTCATTGGGCATACGACGTATATTATGATATGCTCATAGAGATTAAAAAGATATACGACAAATACGATATGGAAATAAAAGTCGTATGGGTTACGTCCTTTCAATTCAATAAACAAGAAAGAGTACAAAAACTATTAGATGATTTAAATAAAGCAGGCATCCCATCTTATATTATTTGTTCATACGACTTTGACGGTCGACCAGTGAAAGGACCTTATGGAAGAAACATTGAGTACTTTGCAGACTATATTACATCAATTAATATGGTTGCAACAGTCCCATCTATAGAGAGGTTTATGGCAGATGATGATGAGTATTTCCACTATTTGTATAGTAAGTTTGATAATTTCTATTTTGATGACTACATTCCTGATAAAGGGTTTGACCATCTCATTCCTTCTGATTCTCAATATCTTGATTTCCTCAAGTTTGTTTACCATAATTACCCTGACATTAATCCTATGGCAGACCTTATAGAGAATGAATCAAATCATATGCATTGTATGGCATTAAATAAAGTTACTATCTTTCCAGACAATAGCATATCAAACTGTAGATGGAATCGTTATACTAAATCAGACTTTAATACACCACTGAATAGAGGTGACAATGCATCGATGATGCAAGCATACATGGATGAGCATGGTTGTTTGTCTTGTAAGTGGTGGGATAAATGTGGATTTAGATGTTATACACAATGGGATTGGAAAAACCGTGAGAGAGATCTACCTGATTGTGTAATGAGAATGTGGTTTAATTATCAGCTACAATACCAGGAAACACACAGGCGGTTAGAGAGTGATGTTGCATATAACTAAGCACACCTTTGTCTATGCAAGTCATCTGATTAGGGCAACCGGTACAATTCTCTGTTTCATACATTAACTGTTGTGTAAACATATTTGTTTTAGGTTCTTCCCAACTATTTAAATCAGTTGGATCTTTGACCTCAAACTCTTCTGTACCTATCAATGCTATGTCATATATAAACGGTGTCCAGAAAAATCTATCATTACAATACGTATAGTTTAGTTCAAGGCTACCTCCTTGAGCTTGGTCAACAATTGTTTTAGGATATAGATCATCACTAAAATCATACTTCTTCCATTTCTCAATTAGATGCTTATGTACTTTAGATTTTTCTGCTCTAAAGAATGATGGGTTCAGTGTCAGAATAGAATCAAATACTTTATCTACAACTCTTGACATATCTAAAACTTGTTCGTTGTACTCATCATCATTACCCATATTATAAACAAAGTAATAATTAAGATCATCCCAGAATAAATCGAGTGCACTCATCTTCTCTTTAATGTCAGCCCAATTTACAGGTGGTTGTAATTGAATATTACAGTCATACATAAACCCATCTCGTTTCGGTATTGAATTAAGTCTATCAATAACCTGTAAATCTATATGTTCGAGTGTAGTAACAAACTGTATAGTAGTTACTTTTGATAAGCATTCTCTAAAGACTTTATCGTTTAGCAGAGATATAATATTATTATTGCCAAACAGGTCAGTAGGGCCAATATTGATAGTAGAGACGTGATAACCATTGTTCTTAAATAAATCTATTGCGTTGTTTAGTTTATCAAATGATCCTACATTGGATCCTAGTTTATTTACAAAGCAGCCTTTGCATTTAAACTCACAACCGGATAGTACTTCACAATTAAACTGTACTTTTACTTTATGCCCTTCGCTAAATGATAAATCAAAATCATCACTAGCTTGAGCATGCTGCTTATTGTTAGTAACTATTCCCATGATATACCTCATCATCAAATAATTCTATTGCACCTTTATTCAAGATGCATTCTTTTCTATTCTGAAAAACTGTTTCCATTACACGTGGAACTAATCTATGAGAACAGATATTTAGATATTTACATTTATAACAATCCGATAATTGACTATTTTGAATTTGATGGTTTACAACCCAATCTTTATATGTTAATATATGGTCAACTATATCACCACCTTTTTCTATATCAATTAAGAAAGCATCATTATAGATCTGTGCATTTTCATATATGAACGGTGCCATGAATATTCTGCCATCATGAATATTAATAACTGAATAATGAAATGCTTTGTGCGATAAGTCACCTTGTAAAAAATGAAAGCGCTGTTTAAACTTAGATGGATTCTCTGATAGTTTAGTGAGCATATCATTCCATTCAAATAACTTCTCACCATGCTTCGGACTATAGTCAAATGATCTTACAACCGACGGTAGAATCTCAATAACGGTTTGATATTGTTCTCGGACAAGAGATATGGCATCATAGATAATATCTTCTATGCCTTCTACTATATTTGTAGCCATTGATATTTCATAGTTAAGAGAAGAGTTTTTGAATGTTTCTATTCTATCATTTAATGCTTGCTTGTACGTTTCGTCATATATCAAACGTTTGACATCTATCGCCACCTGTACATCCCAAGACTTGACCACGCTACCCAGGAGAGACCTTTCTATCTTACGTATCTTTCCCTCAATGTCCTTTTCTGACAAGGATCCAAGTATCGAACAATTGTGTTGAATGTTACGATTATCTTCAGGCATCATTACAATACCTTCGGCAAGTTTAACATCTTCAATGATTGTATCTAGATTCTCTGCACCATAAAAATCTGTAGGACCAATGACTAAGTCATCTAATACAACATCTTCTCTGCCCATTAATTCATTTGCTAATCGCCAAAACAAATGTACTGAGTATGGATTCCAATTGCCTTTACGTTTTACAAAACATCCCGGGCACATGTACGCACATCCCTCAAGCAATTCTAACTGAGGTTGAATCTTGTATTGTGTCATGGCAGAAACAGCTGTAAATTCTTCTAGTCTGTTTCCGTCAACTACAATCTTTTTCCATTCATCATTTAACATATGATATGCTCTTGATTCTTTCTAATTCAGGATCATTATCTTTTGTAACAAGAAACTTCTTGCGATAACCTTTCTTATCATTCTCAACACTATAGCCATCCCATTGATACATTGTTTGTGCTGCATGATTAAAGTTATCTATATTTCTCATCATGTTTTCTTTAGGTGCAATACATCTATCTTCACCCAAATAATCTCTGAGTAGAATAATCTTACGATTATAACAAGAAAAATATAATTCGCAGTTCTCGCATTCTGTACCTTTTGCAAGGTAATTTTGTGATTCTATTATAGGTAGTATGTCATCAAACTTTTCTATCTTAAATGTATCATCATAGATTGCCATATTCTCATACATAAAAGGACTGATAAACCATTCACCTTTCTTGTAATTCAGAACCTGATAATTCATACCGCCATGAGAATGGTCGACCATAATATTATTCAATTTTGTATCTTTACTCAATACATTAAAATACTCATTGAACTTATCAAGAGTAGCAAGAATAATATTTGATTTATGTGAACGTGATACGGAAGGAATAAAGTCTAAGATAGTATTAAACTCTTTGACTGCCTGATCGTGTAAGGCCGAATAGTCTAATCCATAGTCTTTAATATTTACAACAAATGTGTAAGTCACCTCATGTTCGAGGTTTTCATCTATATACTTTAGCACATCCTTGATGTGTTGTACATAGTTTTTTTCATAAAATTTATGTGGGTTTGTAGCAATACCGATTTCTATTTCGGTATCTGTGTTTATCCGACGAGTGATCCAATCACAAAAGCGAACAATGTCACCATCAATAAGGGTGCTAACAAAAGCAAGAATAGGTGAATTTTCATTTATAATATACTCCAGTTGTGGCATAACCTCATAGAAGTTTTCACTGGCCAGAAAGTCAGTAGGTCCGATAAGAATCTCGTCTACTAAAATACCATGATCAGTAATACTTTCAATAAAGGCTTCTGCTTTTCTAATTTGATTCTCATCACTAGCATTACCTCGTCTATGGACAAAGCAGCCCGGACACTTGTGATGACAACCGTCTAATACATCTAATTGAATCTTAACTGCTGATACCGGTTTTGTTTGAGTTTCAGTAGTCAGTTCATAGTATAAATTATTTTTAATGAGAGGCATGCATGTACTCTTTAATTGCTACGCAACTATTTAAATCTCTTGATTCCATGTACATGTGGACATTACGTTCTGCACAACTCATCATAAATTCACAACCATTACAGTCATCAACTTGTTGCGCATATTCTATATTGTCATATAGTTTATTCTCATCCATCGTAGTCTCAAAGAACGGAGTACGTTGAATAATTGCATCATATAGAAACGGATTAATGTATAGCTTACCATTATAATAACTATAGTTTTGGCAACCTAGTCCATTAAACTTTGCATCAAAGAATGTATAATAGTTTCGCCACTTCTCGTCTATATTCTGATTCAGTAAGTCTTCTCTAAAGTTAGCAAGATGTTGACTTACTTTGCCTCTTGCATTTCTATCTGTTAGGAAAGAAGGCGTGATTACAACCGGTGCATTAAAATCTTCAAATGTCTTTTCACATAGATCATTATAGCTAATACGATCAAACACACCTTTATAATAATTAACTCTAAATTGTACAGAGCCATGTTCGAATAGTTTTAGTTTCTTATACCAATCATCAAGTTCTCCGTCTAGATACTTATTGACATCTAAAACAATTTTAAAATCTATATCAGGTATTCTTTTTGTATGTCTATAGAGTGCCCATATCTTATCTAGTTTTTCTTTAACTACCCAATATGGTTGTAAAAGTGTAGACGTGAATCCAATAGCCGAAATCTCAAAAAGCTTGAGCATATACTCATGATTAATAATCTCCTCAAAGTTTTGTGCGTCAAATATATCAGTAGGTCCAATGACTATCTCGTCTGGGTAATAATGGCCATTCGATAATAGTTCATATAGATCTTTTAACTGATCTGCATTTGTTAAATTTTTACGTGGAATAAAACAACCTGGACACATCTGATCACAACCGTGAAGTATGTCAAGGTTTACTTCTGTTCTTAAGAAGTCTTGATTAATAGGTGAATGTTCAGGATCGTAGTTATAATAACCTGCATATGTATTATTCAGCTTTAATATCATGCCAGAATCCTTCTGGTAACATCTTTACTATTTCGTTAGTAACTCCAGTTTGGGTAAAAATAAACATTAGATCTTTACCATAATATTTTGGATTGTCATTAAATATTTGTTTATTGAAAGATTGGGTTATACCTCTTGTATGAAATACTAAATACATTGCATCTATAGCTTCTGTTACTAATCGTGCTATGTTCGGACCTACATTACTTGCTGTATCTGTAATCTCTATGTCTTTTATAAGTTTTTCTAATTCAGGCTCTTTACCTTCTTCGTTAACTTCGTTTATCTTATATAGAACAAACGGAAATATACTTTGTATAGCTGATATTAAGTCTTCTAATAAATTTTTATTTAATTCGATAAACTCTTCCATGTCTTTATCTGGAAAAATCAAATGAGCTAAATGAGCTTCGGGAGCTGTCAACTCATAATCCAAATACTTACGTAAAATAATTGTTAGCACTCTACCTAAAATAGGAGCGTTAACTAAAAAGTTAGACTTAATAAACTCTTGTATTAAGCCTGGAGTAATTTTATCGAAGGTTGTTTTGAAATTAGTATTAGCAAGATAAATCAGAATATGTTGATCAGTTAACTTTTCAGTTGTCTTATCATAATCTACGTGTAATACAAATTCTTCCTCGCTCTCATCTTTTTCTTTGTAGATAGCTACAAGGTCTTGCGGAGCAAGAGGTAAAGTGTAATACTTTTTTTCCATAATATATCCTATAGTGGGTATTTGTGAATCAAATACGGTATTCTATTTTGTCTCTTTGAAAAGAATTGTACATCTGTATTTATTAACTTAATATCAGCACTTAAATTTTCCATATCATAGTCTTGCTGAATAACCTTACGAACGATAGGAAATGCATTTTTAAATTCTGTATATAGATCCATATATTCCCAACCATCCGGAGTTGAATCTGCTTTTGATTGGTGTGCAGCAATAAAGTTCGCATCGTCTTTTACACGATTCCATTGTTCTTCCATCTTATAGAATGCTTGTGTATACTGACCTTTGTTTGCAAGATTTAAATATGTTTCTTTCACCCATGCATCCTTATCTACTGGATAACCATTTGCATTCATCCAGTCGATTACTGATAAGAAGTATGCCATGTAATGTCGACGTGAAGTAAAGTGTTCCATCACATCTTTAGCCATTGTATTAGAATGTATAGTAAACTTCTCTTTAATTAAACCTTGTACAGATGCATTCGTATGATAATCATTTAGATAAAACAATAGATCATAACTAAAGTTTGCACCATTCTGATATGTATTAGCATATAATCCATGCGTATTAATCATATTTTTTACATAAGCTGCTACATCTGTTAAATCTTCATTAACAGTCATATAGTTAAACATCCAATCAGCTTCTACGATCTTAGCAACAAAATCTGCTGCTTTATCTCTATGTTCTTCATTAGAAAGAGTTGGCCAGAATCTAGATGCTTTGAGTAGTCCTGCAACATATCTACCTAAAATATTAAGATGATCAAAGTCATCTGTAAACATAAGAATCACTTTATCACTATTTTCAAGATACGTGATATCATCAACTTCATCAAAGTTTTTCCATTCCATTACAATACGAGAATCGGCTGTTTTACTTCTTACCGTATTTTCAACACCATCACGAGCAGCCGTAGCTGCGTTCTCTCTTCGTTGATCCATTTCTACAAATACTAACTTACGTGGGTTGCCAGTATGATAGAATGAATTTAATTCAAATAACACTGTATCAAGGTTTGAGAACGTTGTACAATACTTTTTGTTATTTAAATAATATAAATTTTGACCTATCATGCCATTGCCCTTTCTGCGTCATCGTTCCATGTAAAATCATATGGGTTATATAGCTCTAGTACATCTTTATTCATTACACATCCATTAACATTAAGTGAAGTTTGAGCTTCAAATACTAATCTATTTGCACAAGCAATTGCAAACTGACAGTCCGCACAATCTTTTACCTGTGATGATCTATTTATACCCTTAGCCACAAGTGCATTCTTATGTTGTAATATTTCTTCAAAAGATAATCCAGTCACATCAAGGTTTACATTTTCTAAGAAGAATGCCTGCTCATGTAGCATTACATTCAAGTGAGTTGTAGGACCATGCTTACCTGGTACTATTGTCAAACCAACAAAGTTAATTGAGTTACAATATAGATTTGCCATAGACATTACAGTCTCACTAGCATTGTCTTCATCTATAACTTTGCCAAGAAAATCGTTCCACGAAAATAGATTATTTCGTTTTATGATTTGATTTCGTGCACGTGAGAATGCTGGATTCATTTCAACAATCGTTTCGTATTCGTTTACTGATTTGTCAATTATACGATTGTATGTTTCTTTGTCGATCTTCTTACCAACTACATTTGAAGCTTGTAGAGTCCATGACCAATCCATTTGCTTTGGTGTTTCATTCTTAAAAAATTCTACTTTCTTCATAACTTCATTATAGTAGTCATCATCATCTAACATCTCAGCCACACGACCGATAGGCATAATAAACTCAATGATCATCTCACGTCTGTACTTGTCTTCATCATCTAGTACAGCAAAGATCTCTTTGAGTTTCTCCATAGAAACTTTATCGAACTTGGCCGGAGCTGCAATACGTGCACCTGTATGTTCACGCATGATATCTTGTACAACAGAATTATTCAAGACAGTCTTTGTGTTTTCGGCCGTAAAGAAATCTGTTGGACCAATAACAAACTCACGCAAGTTAAGTCCTGTCCTCTTTACTCCGTCTGCCAATTCTTTGGCCCTATCGATAATAGCCTGATTCATATCAGGGTCAATGTTCTTATCTACGAAACATCCAAGACAGCCATGATCACATCCTGCCAGGACTTCCATTTGAATCAAAACATCAAATTTGTATGCATCAGATGGAGCAAGACTTTCAGGTCCAGAATACCTCATCTGTTTGCAATATGATTTTTGCATAGTCATTAGCGTCTTCCTCTCGATGTATGACAACTTGTATGGCAACTAGTATGACATACGTAATGTGATTGTGATCTATTCGTATATCTTCCTTCGATCACATCAACTGTTCTACGTACAATATCTTCCATTGTATCTACGATGTCTTGTGCATATATTCTACCACCTGAATATATTCCACCATCATAGTAACCACTATATACGTTATTATTTGCACCTGTATATTCAAACCTATGGTTTGTTGATGCCGAACTTGTACCGGATGTATTCCCTCCAGTAGCATTAGTATAAACACTTGTATTTACGTTAATAGTTTTATCGAATGTACGTAGCTGTGGTCCACCATAAGACTGTACCCAGCTATTAATATCACTTGGATCCATAGTCATTAGCGTCTACCTCTTGATGTATGGCAACTTGTATGACAGCTAGTATGGCACACTAAAGCACCATATGAATGGTTACCTGTTACAGCTTCGATTCTATCGACAGTACCACGTACACAATTAGCAAATGAGTTTTGTACATCCTCATCATATATTCTAGAACCTGTATAAATCCTAGATGCTAAGTCATTGTTATATGTACTATAAGGACCACTACCGTCTGAATGTGTTAATGTTGTATTATGAGTAGTTGTACCAGAGCTGGGTCCGCCAGATGCATATGTGTAAACAGCTGTGGCCATATTATAGCTAACAGAGAATGTCCTCAACTGCGGTCCACACTGGTTTTGTACATTTGTATTTAATTGTGACCAGGTTGCCATATTACACCTTCACTTCTATTTCACCCTCGCCATCCTCTAAGGCGATACCTACTAAATTACGCACGTCTGTGTGATGCATACTATCAACAGCCCTTGCTTTGCCTATGTCATCTGTAATAACATAATCACCCTTTTTAGCAATACCATTTATTTTTACTGGCACTCTACCTTTCAAAGCAATTACAGGCCAATACTCGTCATCTGGTCTCTCATACTCCATATTCATTACTAAGCCAGGTTTTGTAGAAACCACACCGGCAAAAGGCATACCAACTCTGTATAATGTAACTTCTTTCTCACCGCCTATAGCGAGTAATGTACCTGGTTCATATTCAGCATCAGCTTCATAATGTTCTGCAAGGTCAGACCAGTTTGCAGAATAGGCAGTACCGTTAAAACCACCGTCCGCTCTCATAACGCCTGGAGTATATATTCCGTTACTAAATTCACTAGCGTTGTTTAGACGTAAATATTCATCGTTATAATCTGCTGATAATGCAATCTGACCGTTGAAAGAAATACCTCTATTATCGTCAGTAGAGTTAGCACTAAAATTTAAACAATCTCTTGATGAACTAGATAAAGTTATAATACCACTTGCTGTATCATCTGCATCTGATCTTAAAAAACTAGATGCATGCAAGTTATCAACTGTATCAGCATTGTCTGCGTTTTGTCCGGGAGGACCTGTAGGACCCGGGGGCCCGTCCGGTCCGTCTGGCCCTGCTGGACCTGTTGCTCCGGCCGGAATATCAAAATCTAATACCGCAGCGGTAGATGTACCTGTATTTGTTACAGCAGCTGAAGAACCGGCCGGCACACCAGTAACAGTACCTATTGATATTGTACCAGCTGGACCTGGACTACCGTTACTACCGGGTGGTCCACCAGGACCAGGAGGTCCTGCACCGCCGGCAGCACCGGCTGGTATTGTAAAATCTAAAGTTGCTGCTGTAGGAGTTCCACTATTTGTAACAGACGCACTACCGCCAGCTGGTCCAGTTGTTACAGTACCGACAGCAATAGTACCGGCAGGACCAGTTGGAGCATCACCAAATGTGGTTGCTCTCCATACTCCTGGATCTCCGATATACGTATACGTATTACCGTTAATGGTGTGAGTATCACCATTACTTGGACTCGCTGGAAAATTTAGTTTACCCATTTAATCTACTCTGTTCCTGTATTTTCTGCATTCCTTGCGGCCGCAGTTTGGACAACTCCTAAGTCAAAAGCTTGTGTTACTTGTGCATCTTCACCGACAGCAATTGCAACGCTATTTTTATTACAATGTTCTGTATTAAGAGCAATAATTTCTTCTTTAGCAATCCTTGCTCTATTTTTCAATGCATTATCTGCCCAGTCTTGAACAGATGCGGCTGCATACTCTAAACATTTATTTTCTGTATCTGTTAAACTGACCGTAATATCCGGCATAATTTTCTCCTAACCTAATAGATATCCGTACATAACAAATTGGCCACTATAAGCTGTGACTGAACCGGATCCTCTATAAAATTTAAATTCTAATGTATCATTTGCTGAACAAGGTATGATAGCACCATTGGAAAAATTTGTATGATTAGAATAATATTCACCATTCTGCATATCTTCCCATATAGTACCGTTTTTATACCAACCAGTATTAAACACAACCCCAGATCCACCTGTACCAGAAGGATAAGCTAATCCATTTGCCATAACAAAATAATTACCTTCTACTGGACATGTAAAAACACCTGTTGAAGTGTTGTAATGGCTACCTGTATTTAAAGGTGTATTAGCTGGTATGACAGTTGTCCAATTATTTGCTTGGGTATAATTAGTTCCTCTAGTTGAAAAAGCTGGTTGGTTAGGTTTTGTTACTGCACCCGCAGCTGTTGTCTGCCATGCTACATTATTATTATTCGCATGAAAATAAACAACGTCTGAGTTCATATACCAATAAGAATAATGCCCAGATGTTGAGTTACCATCTCGCATTCTAATTCTTACGCCTGAGAAATCTGTAGAAGTGTTTTCTACTGTAAGAGCATCATAAGAATTTGGTCCTGAGATTGTAGTCATACCGCCAATATCAGCGCCGTAAGTATAGTATGTACCATATCCAAATCCGGTATCTACATCAGTACCTTGAATATGCAATCTTTCACTAAACGTACCTATACCACTATCATTCATTGAAAAATGACCTTGGTTATCGCCTCTGCCTATTTCAAAGGTGCTAGTACTCTCATCAAATCTAAGTTCAGCTTTTACTGTATTGGCAGAACCAGTTGTAAATTGCAATACAGCATCATCATTAGTCCCATTATCATCCTTATCAGTTTGAATTTTTATATTATTATAAGAATTTGAACTAAAGGTTGTACCTGTACTGCTATTAGTAATAAAAGTATTCGGTACAAAGTCTTCAGCCGCAAGTTGTGGTACAGCTTCAACCCATTGTGTGTCACCGTCACTATCTACATAGTAAACGTATAAGTTACCAGCTGAATCATCCCACCATAGTTGACCATTAGAAGGATTACTAGGAGCTGTAACACCTAGAGACGCAAGAGCAACCGAACCTGCAGGAGTGTTTGTAAAGTTATTATAGTTTAGAAAATAATCACTATCTCTACCACCAAGTGTTTCTGCATCTACATTTAATGCATCAACAAATGATTTTGTAACTAATTCTGTTACATCACTATCAGCACCTAGATAATGACCAGATAATGTACCGGCTGTAAATGCACCTGTAATTGTCGAAGCACCGTTACTATCAAATTGCATTACCGTACCAGAAGTTGGTAAAGTGATATTTGTACTATCAGTTAGGTTCATTAGTAAGTGATAATCACCTGCTGTACGCAGATCTTTATCGATAGTTAAATCACCGCCAAGCTTAACTGTTCTGTTTACATTTTCTACATCTACTGTTAGTGTACGATTATCTGTTAAGTTTGTACTACTATTAGATTGTACTCTTAAGTCATATTGATTTGTTGTCTGATCTCTCAAACCTAATGTTGTTATCTTACTAAAAGAACCTGGTCCTACAATCTGGGGGGTGTTAATAGTAGGAGAGGTTAAAGTTTTACTAGTAAGAGTTTCAGGCCCGTCAGTTGATACAAATGTTGCACCATTTAATGCAGCATTAAATTGACCAAGTGTACCTGTCAATGTATTGTTTGTAAGGTTAAATGTTTTATTTGTAACAGTTAGAGTGTTATTATTAGTTGCAACGGTTGCTGAATCAACACGCACAGTTGCATTTGCTTCATGAGCAGCGCCGTTTAAAACAGTTATACCATCTCCAGCTGTTATCTGAGCAATATAATTACCTGTTGTACCCGAGTCTAGTGCAACATCGGTATTCTGAATAATACCTGTAACAAGTGCTGAGTCTAATCCTTCAGCAAGTGATGTACTTAAAAATGAACTAAGTTTAACGACCATTTATTTTACCTTAAGCCTGAGCTTCACCCCACCGGAGCTGAATTGTTCCTCTAACGTCACCAGACAAACAGAATGCATTAATTGCAAGAACGTCAGGACCATCTGGATATTTAAAGTCACCACCGAGTGGAGCACCAGATAATTCTTTCAAGTCAGATAAATCTAACACTGTTGTTAATGAGTCAGCACGAGATGCTTCACAAACAAAAGCAAATACTCTTTCACCTGGTATTGCATACGTACCTGATGACCATGTAATATCATCTTTATCTGCAACCTGAGCAAATGATGGCTGACCGCCATCGTCAGATCTATTTAAACTCTTCCAGTTTGCATCCGAAAAGTTTTTAGGATTAATAATACCTTGTATAACAACCTCACCAGAAGATGATGAACCACGACCAAGAGATGCCGCGCATTCTTTCATCAAAAGCTGAGATCTATTTAATAAGTCCTTTGCACCTAATCGACCGACAGATGAGTTAGATACTGATGGAGCAAGTCGTACACAAAAAGATGTAATAGGTGTTGTACCAATTTTATCACCACTAGTGTTATGTGAATTTTTATAGTTGAAGATGTAACCTCGGTCTAAATCAAAGTAACCATCCATAATTAATGATGAACCCCAGTGAGATAGAGTTGGCGAACATGTGTTTGAAATCTCAATAATACCAGTATTTGTACTATGAGGAACTTTAGGACCAGCTGTTAAGCTGTTAACGTTACCCTGTAGATATTGAGTAAGAGAAGCTTCGCGAGTACAACCTGTAAAGTTACCTGCACCGTCAGTCACACTTCGACCTGTATATGAAATAATTTCATTATCGATCATTAATGTACCTGTATCATCAAATTCTTGTAAGTTATCTGCCGGAATTGTTGTAGCATTACTATCAATAGCATTTGTCAAGAATGTAATAGGTGAATCGTTTTCAATTGAATAACGAACCGGTAAGTTACCAGATCTCATGTAAGCTTCATTGTTAACGTTGTTATTTTTAATTCTATGTAGATAAATCCATCGACCATCATCACCACGAACCATATAATGAATAAAACCAGCACCATACCATGAGTATTCGATACCGATCATTTGCATTTTGTTAAAGTCCCAATGATAACCGGATGAACCATTACCGTCAGCTTTATCCATATTCCATTTTTCTTGAGGTATTCTTAATTCAGTAACCTTTTGAATACGAACACCGGCTTGAGTAATACCACGATAGTCAGGCGTGATATAAGCGGTTGTATTACTTACAACCTGTGTTATAAAGTGAGTCATACCACGTATAACAATTCTATCACCAGCTCTAATTTGTTCTGATAATCGTGTATTATTACCAGTAATTGTACTACTGTTTTGAGTTGCCGTAATTGTACCAGTAATGTTTTCCGTTGAAGATCGTCGGCAACAGAACATTTGGTTACCGTCATATTCAAAGAATACTCCGTTTTGATCATCAAATAATCCAGCACGTACAGCAGAACCAATCCAATTTTTCACAAATACCTTTGATACTTCTTTTAAAATTGCTGTTGTATCACCTAATGTAGATTTTGCAGCAACAGTAAATGTATAGTCATCAACAATTGATGCAACTGTATAATCGTCTTCATATCCAGATGTTTTTACACCTTCAATCGATACAACTGCTCCGACTTGTAAACCATGATCAATATCATCAGTCTTAATTGTAATTGATGAACCAATAGTTGTACCAGCTGCTGAAATACTTTGTAAGTCATAGTTAGGCGCAAACAATGTACCAGATGAAAATAAGAAACCTTTACCTGACTGATATCTAAAGAATCGTTTTGACATACGAACAACCGATGCAGCATATGTCGGAGTCTTTGTAGACAAGATAACACCACCGTCTGATGGTCTATGTAAGATAGTTGAGTTAGAAACAGCATATAAAGTTACATTCGATGGACTTCCAACAGCTCCACCAGGTCGTGCTGTATATTGTAGTGATGTTAACGTTGGAGTTTTCTTAATAAAGAATGGTCCCGATGCTTCTTCTTTGTTTGTGCCAGATGCAACTTCTGCGTGAATAGGACAACCAGGTACAAGACCATGTGGTGCAGCAAAGTTTAATGTAATTGTACTTGGATCAGATCCATCAGATGTTGCTGATTGAACAGGAATAGATGCGTTAGCATATAAACCACCTCGTCGACCAAGTGTTTCTTCAGTTTTTAAACTTTGACCGCTTGCTGTACCGACTATACCACGAGCGTAATATGTTAATGTATTTGCATTTGGTATTGATTCAATAATAAAACTACCGTCTGCCCGTGAGAAACCAGCCGTACCTGCGTTTAATCCAGATACGTTTACAACATCACCGACTGATAAGTCATGATTAGAATCTGTAAAGTTGAGAGTAATTAAACTATTAGTTGTACTTGTAGTATTATAATCTGTAGTAATTGTATTAACAGTAAGGTCAACACCAGGTTCATCAAATGTAGATGGATATCCTTTAATAGTACCATAACCTGCCCATTTTGTAGGCTGTAAACCATATTCAAAGTCAGCATCGATAAGCGACTGAGGTTGAGAAACTCTCATACGTTCAATAGCGTCTGTACCAAATTGAAACGGTCTGATAATCTGACCTTGCTCTGTCATTTCTTCTGAATATATTTGTAATAAATCAGTACTACTCATACTAGATGTATCAACAGCTAGTGTAATAGTTGAAAAACCACTATATGCTTGATCAGCGGTTGGAAAATGCGTTGTATTTGGACCTTTTGTAAATACTACCGTAGTTCCAGCAGATGCTGTGTCACTAAAGTTATAGATAATAACATTATCGGTAACGTTTGTGATAAGTAATAATTTATCTAAAGAGAATCTACCTGGAACAATGATAGTTCCATTACCAGCTGTTCCTGGGGTAAATACATAATCTCTTATTAACTTTTTAGCCATTCTTTATTCCTATCCTAATCCTATGGCAAACGCAATCGCTTCTGATTTTGTTGCAAAATTTGCTACATCAGCCGAATCACCTTTTTCACCTTCTGGACCTCTTTGTCCTATGGAACTGTAAACATTCCATGTGTTATTTATATAGATTAATTCAATAATACTCTGACCTAGATCTAGTTCAAAGTTATCGGTGTATCCTTCGATTGTAGAGCCGTTACGACTCAATATAACTGTATTTGTTCCGCTCCAATTTGATATATCTATAAGCTTTACATAATCTCCTGTTGATGGACTTGCAGGTAATGTACATACAACTTGTCCGTCGGTCGTATCAACAGCATATCGATTAGCTGTTACAGCACTAAAGTCAGATTCTTTTACTTGATAGTTAGTTGAGAATTGAGTAAAGTCTGAGTCAAAGCCTAAGTATTGACCTCGTAATGCACCAAAGTTCCATGTTGGTAGATTGACTGTAGAGTCAGTTAAATTTATTGTTTGTGATCTTGGACTACTATCAATGCTACTTTGTACTAGATTATCAAAAACATACCATTCACCATTAGATGCATCTCTTACAAAACCCGTATGACGTTTAGTTGTACCACCATCGTCTGAATATTGACCAACAATACCGATATCAATATTGTCTGCCATGTTCGAATCAGCAACTGTAATATAAGCATTTGATACAGATAAGTCAGCTTGTGCTTGAGATGTCTGTGTACCTGTAATTGTTAAGTCACCTTGAATAACAACGTCACCGGTAAAGAGGCCGCCTCCAAATTCTACTGAGTCTGTAACACTTACGGCCTGGCCAATTGCAACTTGACCACTATTAATTGTAACACCAGTGCCAGCAGAAAAATGTGATCGTACTTCAGTAGCACTAGGACCTGTATATGTGAATATACCAGTAGCAGGAGCATAACTAAGTGAACCATCACCGCCAGCGTCATTTACGCTAATAGCATTCTTAGCGGCCGAGTCAGCTCTTGCAGTCGTATAATATTGTCTAGTACCTTCAACAACATCAGATGTTGACTTAGTACCTAAATCAGAATCAAACCTTGCGGTCGTATAATATAAATTTGTACCTTCAGTTAAATTTGTAGTAGTATGATTAGATATATCATCTACTGTACCGTCAACATTACCAATAAATTTACCGGTTCCATTTGTACCAGCTTGTACGTTATTCACAACAACTATATCATTAGATCGAATAGTTTTATCAACACCTAATCCACCCACAAGTACAAGAGAAGCAGATGTCTTAGTAGTTGCATCTGTACCAGAATAAAATTTACTATTACCACTTGGTAGTATCTCAAATAATGTATTAGGACTTGTAAAGTCAATTGGATTAACACCTGTACTCTTTACAAACTTATATGTTACATCAGCATTTTGTGTACCAAATATAAATTCATTATTCAGCGTCAAACCAATATTTGCATTATACTGGTTATCAATAGCTAAGTTGAAAACTGCATTTCTACTTGAGTCATCAGATGTATAACCAAGGACAGAAGCTGTACTATCACCAAGAGTATTATTTTTGTTTATATTGACAGCACCATAGTTACCGCCAAATATACCTCTACCATTAATTGCTAACTGGCCAAATTCTACATTTGCTGAACTATCCGTAGTAATTTCACCAGAGCTAATTGATATACCATTACCACCAGTAAAATGTGCACGTGTTTCTGCCGCACTTGGACCCGTATACGTAAATACACCAGTTGTATTATTATATGCAAACGATCCATCACCGCCAGCATCTGTAGCTGATACAGCTCGTTTAGCATCTGAGTCTGCTCTTGCAGTTGTAAAATATAAATTAGTTGAACCTTCTGATAGATCATCAGTAGTTGATAATGCTAAGTCAGAATCGAAAGATGCTTTTCTATATAATGCATTTGGAATTGTACTAATAGCACCAGTCGATGCATTATAAGATAAAACGCCACCGGCAACACTAAAGATATTTTTGACATTAGTAGAGTCTAAAACATTGGGGGTGTTTGTGAAGTTAGTATAATCTAAATAATGTCCAGGTAGTTGACTACCTAAGTGTGTTGCATTAATACCTAAATTGTCAACAAAAGTTTTAGTTACCTTTGCTCCAATATCTGAATCAGCTCTTGCTGTAGTGTAATATAAGTTATCACCTTCAGTGAGATTTGTCGTAGTCATATCACCAAAGTCAGAATCAAATCTACCTGTTGTATAGTATAATCTTGAACCTTCTGTTAAGTTTGTAGTTGTTGACGACGTCTCATCTAATAACTTAACCCAATTACCATTGTGTGCAAAGTAACCCTTACCTGTTCCATGTACATGAGCAAACATACCATGATACGTATTTGCATTCGGTAAGTTAGCTTCAGCTGAATACATATTTGCAAATAATACTTTACCGGTAGTAACAATGTTATTACTACCCATATCAAGGCCAGCACTTTCTATGGCATCAATTGCTCTTTGATCTGTAAAATATAGATTAGTCGAACCTTCAGAAACACTATCTGTACTTCCTTGTACAAATCCAAATCGACCAGTGAGTGAATTATAAGTTAAAGCGCCATCTACACTAAAGACATTCTTAACCATACTAGAGTCAAGAACAAATGGTGTACTTGTAAAGTTATTATAGTCTAAGTAATAATCACTATCTCGTCCACCTAATAATGTAGCATCATCAGCTGTAATTGATAACTGATCTACAAATGAACCTGTTACTCTTGCATCGATATCAGAATCGACACGTGCTTTGAGATAATATTGATTAGTACCTTCGCTTAATTGTGTAGTACTTTTTGCGTTAAAGTCAGAATCGAATCTTGTTTTACTATAAAGATAATCACCTGTTTGTGTGCCAAATTGGCCTGTACTTGAGTCGTATGTTAATACACCACCTGTTACACTAGGTATTTGTTTCATTAATGCAGAGTCAAGGTAGAATGAACTGTCGATCAATGCAAATACAGCAGAATCAATAAATGCATCAATTCGAGTATTTAGCTGACCAGAGTCTAAGTATTTTAAACTTTGTAGTAATGGATCTACGTAACCAGAATCGATTATATCTAATATAGCTGTAGAGTCAATTAAATGCTGGTTAATGTTGCTGGCCGCAAGTTTGACTTCAGCGCCTGTCGTATGATTAGTAAATCGCACACGGCCTGTATGCTCAGACATAACAAGACTGCCAAAGCTAACAGAGTTACCTGAAATGTATAAGTCTCTAAATCTATTAAGTGAGTCACCTAAGTCATATAGTTCATTTCCATTAGGTACGATATGCTGATCAATATTACCAAACACTGAGTCTAGCATACCATGCACTTCTGTAGAATCTAAATAATTTAAGTTAACACGATCATCAATGTAAGCACTATCGATCATGCTCACAACTTGACCTGAGTCTAAGAATTGTGCTATGGCATTGGAAGAATTTTTATAATAGAGTTTACCATCAGCGTAGTTAATCGCCAATTCACCGTATTCTAAATCACTCGGTGACGGATTATCTCCGGATACACCTTTCTTTTTTAACTTAATTATAGTTGTCATAATTCTTCCTTAAAAACACTATTTATCACCACGTACCACCGTCTAAAACTGTCACAGCTACGTGGCCGGCGGTTATGGTAAAGCTAGAAGAGTCGAAAGATGATACACCTTTCTGAGTAGTAGATGCATCTGTACCCTTCCATGTCATTGTATTTGCTACATCGTCGTATGTTATTGTTACAGCATTATTCGAATCTACACCAAAGAAGTTATCTAAGTGATCTTCCATGACTTCTCGTAGAGCAACACCATTTAAGAATACTGCGCTATCAAGAGATACGAATGGTATATCGATAGGTAAGTTCGGATCCCATCTATATGTAGCAGCATCGAATACAAATTGTGGCTTAGTAGCGGTACTATCAAATTGATCACCACCAACTGTAAGACCTGCACCATCTGCTGTTGCAGAAGTTGTTGCTGAATCTGCTAATACAAGGTTCTTATCATTTAAAGATACTACTGTACTGTTTACAGTTGTTTGAGTACCTTGTACAATAAGGTTACCGCGGATAACTAAGTCACCTGAATCACCTACAGGAAATGGATCAATGAATAGTTGATTCGAACTATCTGTTGATGATATAGTATTACCATCTAATTTTATATTGTCTACTTGTAAAGATGCTAATCCACTAATATCCGAGTCTAGTCTAAATAAGAATCTTGTATTTGATGGCGTTGATGTACTACCATTTGTAATCTTTGTTACAATACCTTGTTCACCTTGAAGCGTTAGAGCTTGTAAAGGATTTGTAATAAAAGGTTGAGCAGCAAAATAATCTGTATCTAAGTAGGCACTTTGAGGTAAGTTTTGTACAGTTGTAATATCTGTAATTCTACCAACTTTATCGATTGCTAAACGTGGTATGAATGTACTACTACCAACATAACTTTTTGAACCACCTGGTACGTGACCAGTAGAATTTACTACAGGCATTGCAATAGTAAATTCGTTACTATCTAATTTTATATCCAGCGTTGGATCATATGTGAGACCGAAGGCTGGAAATTCAGGAGATGTTATTTTCAGATTGTGACTAGCAAAATCTATAACTGCTGTACTATCACTATCTTCTACCGTTATTTGACTAGCAACTGCAACTGTACCAATAGAATCAATTAAACCTGCTTGATTAACAGTAAATACTGGAATTGCATTAGCACCACCATATGTACCAGAGTCTATATATTTTCCTCGGTCTACACTATCTACATAAACTGTACCAAATCTAGCATCAACATTAAAAAGAACTTCACTATCAGCTGTATTGAACCGCATCATGTCAGCGCCGACATTACCGAAGTTGTCTTTAGCAGTAACTGTTAATGCACTATCTTGGCCATCTAGGATATACATATGGCTTGAGCCATTTCTAAATCCGATCTCGTAGTAAGTGTTAAATCCTGCAAAAGGTATATCCCAGCTACCAAAATATGTAGTACCAACTGTTTCACCTTTAATTAGACCAGGTGTTAGGCCAAC